AGGTGATCATCCGGACGGCATTCAGATGCTTGCGGTCGATAACGTCACGCCGCGCGATATCGTTATTCGCGGAAACTTCCTGTTTGACGATCCGGCCACAACGGGCGGAGGCGGCACCCAATACGGGATGCAGGGCATCTTCCTCGATGATGCCGGCGCATCCGGCTATCAGAACATCATCATCGAGCAGAACTTGCTCCTGAGCGGGCATCCCAACGCCATCTTCCTTTCGGACGGCAAGAAGGGCTGCGTTATTCGTCATAACTCGTTGCGGTCATGGAAGCCTGATGGTGGCGGCGCGCAAATTAGGATCGTGAAAGACTGCTCTGGCACGGAGGTTTACGGCAACGTCTCCTCCGCCATCGGCGTGGTTGAGCAGGTCGGCACGCGCGCCAACATTCACGACAACGTGCAGCACGCCAACAACGATGACCACCTGTTCGAGCCCTGGGAAAAGTCGTGGAAAGCGCTTCTGCCCAAGGCAGGGTCGCAGATCGACTTCGGGTCTGCATTTGGCGCGCAGGCGCGGCTTAAAGAGCTTCTAGCCGCATAACCTCTCAAGGATATTTCGATGGTTGATACCGTAACGGCTGGCAACGCCGCGATGATCCTTGCCGCGAAGGTGCTTGGTTCGGCAGATGGAATTACGTCGGGAAACGCTTTAATGCGTTTAGCTGGGTTGAACCCGACCGCTATTCCGCTCGTCACGGATTATAGCGCCAGCAGGCCGCTTTACATTGCGCACCGTGGCGGAAGTCTGGTTGCGCCCGAAAACACCCTAGAGGCTTATCGCTATATCTACGGCCAAGGCGCGCGGGTTATAGAGCCTGACTGTCACCTTCTCGCAGATGGTTCCATCGGCGTGATGCACGACACGACAGTTGACCGCACCACTACGGGAACGGGGACGGTCGCAACGCTTAATGCAGTTTCGTTCAAGGCTCTTGCAATCGACGCAGGAACACAAATCGGCGGGGGTTGGTCCGATACGATTAGCCCGCCTTTGCTCGATGAGGTGTTAGCCGAGTTCCGGGGGAGGGTGATATTCACTCCCGATGCCAAGAATGTAGGTTCGGGCGCGGCGATTGTCACCAAGCTCCAATCGTTCGATATTTCCACAGATCAGGCGATTGTTTCGTCCGCCATCCTTAGCGAGTTGGCTGCTGCTGTGACGGCTGGCTATCCGGCGCTCTACCTAGCCTCGGAGGCTTCTGACAAAGCGACCATTTGGAACGCGGGAGTTCGTTGGGTTACGCTCGACGCGAACACGACAAGCGACGCCGGGATGGTGGCGTGGGTAACTTACGGGTTTAAGGTTGTTCCATACACTGTGGTTCGCCGTTGGCAGCGTGACAAATACCTGGCCATGGGCGTGACTGGTTTCTACAGCGACGACCCGATTTATTTGAGTGGCACGGTTCCGTCATACACGGCCGACCCTTGGGCATCGCAAGTCTGGCTTCCTGGAATGATTTATTCCAACGAGGCTATATTTAATGCTGTCGCTCGGGGGCGGTTCATCGCGGCAGACGGGTGGGGCTGGACCGATACCACGGCGCTTACCTATCTCATGCAAGGGTGGGCTGGACCTATCAAAGGGTCAACTAACCCAGGCACCTTCTCTATCTATTTTAAGGTTCGCTTTGACAGCGCGCTCGCCGGGGATGCAACGCGCTGGGCCGCTGTGTTTCTTGCAGACGCCACAATGGGGGATCGTGGCTACAGCGACACGGGCGCGACGGTCGGCGGTGTTGCTGAAACCGGGTATAATATCCTTCTCCGCAAGAACGGCGCGGTTCAAATTTACACGCGGGTAGGCGCAACGGCAACCCAGGTAGCCACCACAGGCGCAACAGCCATCGCCGACGCCGAAGAGGTGTCCTACAAGGTTACGGTTACGCCGACGGATGTAGCTGTTCACCGTCTCAACGCTGACGGCTCTACAAACTACTCGGCGACATATGCGAGTTCCGTCTATCGCGGCGGATATTTCCACTTTGGTCGGAACCAACTTGCTTGCCGTTTTCGGGATGTTGTCGTTGTCTAAGCGTTCCGACTTCCCTTGTCCCATGGTCATGACGCGCAATGTCGAAGTCCGCTCCATGCTGGACGGCAAAACCTACACGGACGCGCGGGCCTACGAGCGGCATGTGCGCGAGAATGGCTACGAGATTGCCGGGAACGATACGGCTGCCCTCATCGCACCTCCTAAGCCATCAGGCGCCAAGAACGTTCGTGAGACTGTCCGCAAGGCGCGGGCGAGACTGAACCCCTAGGACATCAACCGAGGTTATTATGGCTGACGGAACCGGCGCACCTGCCGGCGACGGCGCTCCCGCTGTTGCCGGAACCGAAACCAGCAAGGGCCTCTCCGTTCGGGAGGCGATGGACAAGGCCAAGGCCAAAACCGCTGCGCCGAAGGCTGAGGGAGACAAGAACGAGACGGTTAAGCCTGCCACTCCCGCCAAGGCCCCTACGGAAGCCAAGGGCGGCGATGAGCCTAAGGCAGCCGCCAAGCAGCCAGAAGGCAAGGAAGCGCCTGCAAAGCCCGCTTCTGAGTCGTCTAAGGATGAAGGGCAGGCGGACGCGCCTAAGCAGTCGGCCGAACAGCCAAAGCCTGCCGATCCGGCCGTCAAACCCCCTCCAGGGTGGTCTGCCGAAGCGAAGGCCGAGTTCGCAAACCTCTCGCCGAGCGTCCAGCAAGCCATCGCCAAGCGCGAGGCCGAAGTCGATCAGGGCTTCAAGCAGTATTCCGGTCTCAAGCCTTATGCCGACATGGCGGCGCGGTCGAACACGAGCCTTGAGAGCGTGTTGCGTGACCTGTCGCGCTTCGAGGACACGGTTGCGCGCGATCCCGTGCAGGCCATTCAGGAGATGGCGGCGATTTACGGCTTCCCGCTCAAGGCCGCGGTGCATCAACTGGCGCAGGCAACGGGCTTGCTGAACGAGTTGGGCGGCGAAGGCCAGCTGAACGGGCAGCAACACCCGCAACAGTCGCAGCAACAGCTTGTGGACCCACGGATGGTCCAGCTCGAACGGCAGTTAGACGCCCTTACGCATCAGATCGCCAGCACGAGCCAAACGCAGGTCAAGGGCGAGGTTGAAACCTTCGCCAACGACCCGGCCAACAAGCACTGGGATGCCGTCGCCGACGATGTGGCGCGCGTCCTGCAGTCCGATCTAGCGCGCTATCGCGCCATGTCTCCGGGCCAAGCGGTCAAGGAGGCTTACGATATTGCCATCTGGGCCAACCCCGATGTCCGTCAGCAGCTCATCAAAGAGCAGACGGAGAAAGAGGTTTCCGCGCAGTTGGCAAAGACTAAGGCGGTCGCAGATCAAGCGCGTGACCGCGCCAAGAGCGTTACAGGCGCGCCAACTCAGGGCGTGTCGCTCTCCGATAAACCGAAACCCACGTCCATCAAGGCGGCCGTCAAGGCGGCGCGCGGGATGGTCGAAGCATAGGAGCCACTTAGATGGCAACACCGAACGTTTCGGAGATTTTGGCGACCACGCTTGATCTTCGATCCGAGGGCTACACGGAGACCATCTCCAAAACCAACGCCCTCCTTTACAAGCTGCGGCAGCGTGGCAACATCCGCCTCTTCGACGGCGGCGCCTCGATCCGCGAAAGACTGCTCTACAACACCACGGGAACTTACACGAGGTACTCAGGTTACGAGTTCCTTAATGTAAAACCTTCTGAAGTATTTACCGAAGCAGAGTTTCCGATTAAGCTTGCAGCTACTTCGGTTACTATCTCCGGTGAAGAACTTCTGAAGAACTCGGGCGACGCCCAGCTTGAAGACTTGCTCGAAGGCAAGATCGAAGCTGCGGAAATCGAGCTTGAAAACTCGATCAACGAAGACCTGCACTCCGACGGCACCGCAGACGGCGGCCGGCAGATTGGCGGTCTTGGCCTCCTCCTCTCGACAACCCCCACGACGGGCACTGTGGCCGGCATCAACCGCGCCAACTGGTCCTTCTGGCGGAATAAGGCCTACAACTCGACGGCCACTTTCGGCGCCGCAATGTCCGCTGCGAACATCATCTCGCAGATGGATCGTGTCGTCATTGATATGGCCATCGGCACGGACGGCCCCGACCTCATCCTCATGGGTGCCACAGCCTATCGTTGGTATCTCGAAGCCATGCAGGCCATGCAGCGTATCGTCTCAACTGGCGATACGATGGCCGGTGCCGGCTTCCCGAGCCTTGCCTACTATGGTGCCGGAAAGACTTCAGACGTGGTGCTCGTCAACGACACCGCACTGATGGCTGCGACGACCATGCTGTTCCTGAACACGAAGTATCTGCGCCTTCGCATCCACGAAGACCGCAACTTCAGCCGTTTTGGTGGCCGCCTCATGCCGGTCAATCAGGACGCAATCGTTCAGCACATCGGCTTTGCCGGGAACCTCACGACCAACAACCCGTCCCGTCAAGCCATCTTGACCGGCACGTAAGGAGGAACCCAGACCATGGCGTTCAATATCACTCCCTCCCTTGGTATGGACTTCGATCAGGTCTCTACCATTCCGGCGTTCCGCGTCGGCAACAAGGTCGTCGGCAACGACGGGCACGACTACGTTTACGTGCTCGCGTCCGGCACGATTGCGGCTGCCGCTTCGCCCGGCACCGTCGTTGTCGTGACGGAACCGGCGTTCACGGCGGCCTCCGGCGCAGGTGCGTTTAACGCGCCCATCGCTGGCGTGGCCTCAGGCTCTTATGCCTGGGTTCGCAAGACGGCCATCTAACCAACGGGGGCGGGCTTCTGGCTCGCCCCTTTTCCACATCAAAGGGGAAAACCATGACGTTAGCCAAGACTGAAGATGGCCTCTTGGTTGAGTTTTACACGGATGCGACCGAAGTTCCGGCCGAGTCCGAAAAGAAGGGACGCCCGATCTTTCAGGATCAGGAGTTCGTCAAGATCATCGTCCCCGGCGACAACCGGACGGAAATCGTAAGGCTGGCAACGGATCAGGACCGGGAGCGGTTCGAGAAGCCATACCAGCTATTCCAAAAGCAGGGACAGAAGTCCACGACTGGCACGCCGCTGGAGGAGTGGCCGCTACTCTCCAAGTCGCAGGTCGCAGAACTGAAGGGCATGGGCTTTCGCACCGTCGAGAGCGTATCCCATGCCAGCGAGGCAACGCGCGGCGCCATGCCGTTGGAACTGCGGTCTCTGCAGACACAGGCGGGTGCCTACCTCGCCCAAGCCACGGACGCCTCGGCGTCCAGCCGCCTTGCTGGCGAGAATGATCGCCTCAAGGGCGAGGTCAGCCGCCTTGAAGGCGAGACGCGGCGCCTGGCCGAACAGGTGCGCAAGATGGAAGCGGATGCGAACAAACCCCCGCCGCAACCCCCGTCGCCGGTTCCCCGCGGTCCTGGCCGTCCTCGCCTTGAGCGCGAAGACGCATGACCCTCCTTTCCACGGTCCAGCGCGCTGCGATCCTGCTTAAGCAGCCGGTTCCCTCAACCGTTCTGAACGCGACGGGCACGACGCGCGAACTCGTGGAATATGCGCGCATTGATGCCGAGGAGGCTGCAGCGCGGCACGAATGGTCCGGTCTTGTGAAGGATCACACCTTCACCACCGTGGCAGCCGAGTTGCAGCCCACGGGCCTGCCCGCCGACTTCGGCCGCATGTCGCAAGCCGATGAGAAGTGGAACCGCACGGGCAACCTGCAGCTCTTGCCGTTGTCGGCTCAGAATTGGGCGGCGACACAGGCAAGCGCGGTCACGGGCGTGTTCAACCGCTGGCGTGTGTCTGGCGGCGGGTTCTACCTCGTCCCCGCCCCTACGGCAGGGGAGACAGTGGCTTATCCCTATATCTCAACGGCGCTCTATCGTGATCCTGCCGAGGTGACGGTATGGGATGCGGATACGGAAACCTGCGTCATCCCTGAAGCGCTTATCACGCTCGGTATTGTCTGGCGGTGGAAGCACTCAAAGGGCTTCGACTATGGCGAGGATATGAACTCTTACGAGCGGGCGTTTGAACGCGCTACCTCAGCGGATGGCGGCGGAATGCGCGACATTCAACTGACCCGTGCGCGGTGGCCGTCTGACGTTGAGATGGCATATCCTGGGGTCATCATCCCCTGATGCGCCAAGCCGTTCGCCGTAACACATCCCGCCGACAGGTCGCGACAGGTGCCAGCATTGTCCCGCCGACAGGTGGATGGGATGCGAACTCGCCGCTTGCCGACATGAAGGAAGACCGGGCAATCATGCTCGATAACTTCTTTCCCTCGGGCGGCTCGGTGGACCTGCGGCGCGGGCACTGGATACACGCCACGGCGCTAGGCTCGTCAGCTGTCGAAACGCTGATGAGCTACAACGCTCCGAACCCGACCAACGACAAGTTCTTCGGGATCAGCGGCGGGACAATTTATAACATCACGAGCGCAGGCGCGGCGGTTGCCACTACCGTGACGGGGCTCACGAACTCCCGTCATCAGTATGTAAACTTCACCACGCCGGGCGGTCAGTTCCTTTGGTGCTGCAACGGAGCCGATGCGCCGCGTCATTTCGACGGCACCACATGGGCCACGCCTGCCATAACGGTCATCACTTCCTCGCAGATCGTTGATGTGACCGTCCACAAGCGCCGACTGTGGTTCGCCCTGAACAACTCGATGGATGCCGCCTATCTGCCGGTTGAGAGCATCGCAGGTGCGGCAAGCGTCTTCCCGCTGGGCTCCGTGCTCGGCAAGGGCGGCTATATCACCGCCGTGAGTTCGTGGTCCACGGATGCAGGGGAGGGCGGGCTTGATGACATGCTCGTTTTCGTCTCATCGCGCGGGCAGGTGGCTATTTATCAGGGAACCGACCCGTCAAGCGCGACGGACTGGAACCTTGTCGGTGTGTTCAACCTGGGCGCTCCGCTCGGCCGTCGCTGCTTGCTGAAAGTCGCCAACGACCTCGCCCTGATAACTCAGGACGGGGTTCTGCCGCTGTCGCAGTCGCTCCAGCGGGATCGAGCTTCGCTCGAGGATGTGGCGATTACCGGCAACATCCGAAACGCCATGAATGCCCACGCGCGGAGCTATGGCCGCATCTTCGGCTGGCAACTCATCGCCCACCCGGCTGGAAATATGGCTTTGTTGACCGTGCGGCTGCCCGAAACCACGCTTAAGAACCAGTTCGTGATGAACACAACAAGGGGCGCTGGGTGCCGGTCCACAGGAAAAACCGCAGCC